ACGCCAATCCCGACGCCAGATTTTGCTGGCGCGTGAGGAATATAGCCCCGAATAAATCATCGCGTCAATCACCTTGTTTTCCTCGCACGATGTCTTAGCCACCGGATATCCCACAGGTGAGCCGTGTAATTGAAGGTTTTTACGTCAGATTCTTTTGGGATTGGCTTGCGTTTATTTCTGGAGCGTTTCGTTGGAAGGTATTTGCAGTTTTCGCAGATGATGTCGGTGATACTTCGTCGCTGTCGCCTCATGCCGCCCTCCTGACGCCCTGCCCGATCGCCATCAATGCCGCTTTGGATACAGTAGTAAACATTCGTCGAGGACTGATGTACGGTCGCCAAATCAGCAGCATGGAGCCTTTGCTGTTTCCCTTCTTCTCCAGCCCTGTCGATGGTTCGATAAAATTAATCCGTCCATCAGTGATGATGCGAACTTCGTCAACACTCTCCAGAGCCTTGCTGAACCATCCGACTGACATATCCTCTGGCACAGGCATAACTACCGTCTGTCGCTGTTGTATGCACTGCTCAGCGGCTTTTTCCACCCACGGCCTGATATTGCTGTACGGTGGGTTATTCCAGATTGCACCGTGGCTTACCCACTCAGAATTGAGCGCGTCGTCGGCCTCAGTTAGCCAGTGAGCGCACAGAGCATTTTTGTCGCTCGCTGCCGAATCCAGCCAGAATCCAAACTCAATATCCAGTGCATCAAAAAGCCAAAGCGGCGTTTGCCAGCAGTCCTTGTCGTGTGCTGGCGTATTTGATTTGATAGTCATGCAGCCCTACCTTTTCGTTGTGACCATTCATACTCTCGCCGGGAGTCATCACTCCACCGCACGTTGCGCTCTGAGCCGAACCAGAACATGATTTCGATAAGCTCAGTCATGCTGGCCTTCCGCATTTTGCTGGTACGCACGCCAAGCATGACAACGCCACCGTCGATACCAGGCACACTTCGTTGCTCCAGTTTTTTGGTCTTAAGCCACAGGGCAGTGAACAGGTCTTTCCAGTCTTCCGGCGCCAGCCGTTGACCATGCCATAGCACCTGACGCGAAACATCGTTCAGCATCGGCCACATACGGTCATTCTGCGCTTTGCTGCGCTTGGGTTCTTTAACGTGGACTTCGTGGGGTGACTTGTCGTCGATGGGTAGTGAGAGAATGGCGTCTATGGCGTTATTTCTGATTGCTTCGTTGCGAAGCAGAAAGGTTTGCTTCATCTCCTGCTCTCCGGTTCCATTTTTCAGCCGCCGCAGCAACTGATGGTGCCCATCGCCCCCTGGCTTCACAGAGGTCACATTCTGCATACGCCCCACACATCAATATTTATTCCGGCCTCAACCCACAGACGAGCATTACCGCCGCAAAACGGACATTCTTTTAGCTTTGGCTGGGTTAATGATAGGTCGCTCATGCTCACTCCTTCACTTTAAATCCAGACTCCGGATAATTCTGTTGCGCTGAAACTCATTGTTGAGTTTGAACAACCGTCGAAGAACACGGTCACGCGGATAGCGTCGTGCGGCAGGTGAATGCTCATACAACTCATCAAGCGGCAAACTGGACGATGAACGATACCGATACCAACGCACCAACTCTTCACGAAAATTAGCCCTGACAAGCTCAGCTATCGTACTCATTTCTTAAAGCCTCCAATCCCTCTCCCCCAAATAAAAAGGCCTGCGATTACCAGCAGGCCTGTTACAAGCTCAGTGATGTAGATGGTCATTGCTTCATCTCCCCTTCCATTTCATCAATGTCAACGTCATCAGGAAGATGGGAACAATACGCTGCTATACCATGATGATTTATCTCATACCCTTTGAACGTTACCATCTGGCGCGTAATCTCAACTTCGTTCAGGAATCCGCCATCGCATAACTGCCTGGCTATTTTCGATTTGGTCTGGATTATTGGTAGTGCCTGTTCTTTCAAAGCGTATGATATTTGTGCATCCCATGCCTTTTCGAGAATGGCTAATTGTTTTTTATTCATTTAATACTCCGTCACGTTTTCCTGTCGCCACGCCTCGTCATATTCCGATTTCGGCATATTGGCGATGTAGCTATATGGCGATCCTGATTCAAGTTGCAGGAACTGGTGCGATTGCTCGTCAAGGAACAACGGGACACCACCTTCCCAACCTTCGCCGTTACGTTGTTTTTCAAGCATCAAAACAGATGCCGGAGATGCCAGTAGCTGTTCGTCCTTCTCTGACATCTTTTCACCACTCTGAACTCTCTGTAACGCTCTCTCGCGAGCCTTGTTACGCCAGATGATGAAAAGGTTGTCTGTCAGGTCTGTTATCGCTCCAGAGCCTTTTACGTCCATTTTCCCGGTTGGTTTTTCTTCGCTGTCTCCTTTTCGCGAGTGAGTAACGAGAATGACGTGGGAGTTTGTTTTGTTTTTGAAGTCGCAAATCGAGTCAACAAACGCCTTCTGCCCGTTATAGTCATCGTCGCCTATGCCACATTTCATCAGGCTGTCGATGATGAATAACTGGATACCGTATCGGCGGCGAGCGTAGTCGAATATTTCGATCAGCCTGTCGGCTTTCGCCGTTCCGGTCAGGCCAAACACCCAAAGTCTTTCGTCATAAAATTTAAATGCAGAGTCAATTTCCAGCACTGGCGGCATCTTGCAGCACGTCGCCTGACGGGTAAGGCGCTTAAGGAGAATACCAGGCTTCAGCTCAAGTGACGCGATGCACGTCTTCACACCCTGACGCATTGCCTCAAGTGCCATATGCCCGACAACCTCGGTGTTATGCGTCGCCACATATCCCCTGGTTACATACAGGTGGCGAGGGTGATCGACCATAATACACAAGCATTCTGCATTGCCGATTTTTTCAACATTCCTGACGAATACCCCACAGCCCTCGAATCGATGCGCAGTTAATCTGCCATTGAGTCGTGGTGAACGGATGGCCTCCCTGATTTCTCTTGTCAGTCTGATTCTTGCCTCGTATGAATCCATCCCATGCCGCTTATCGTCCTTGTATGTGTATGTCACGCCAGTTTTAACTCGCGTCCGGCATGACCCGCCGAGTGAGTTAACCAGTTGAACAACCCCATTGCGCAGTTCTTCACTTGCTGAGGAAAAAACAAGCGTTCCATCCTTCTCGACATACCCATCCGTTTCAAGCAGACCACACAGCATGCCTATACGCGTTGATTTATTTGCGGAAAAAAACACACGAGGGATGAATTTGTTTTTTGCTGTGCACCCCATTAGTCCATAACCTCGCAGGGTCTCCATGAGTGGATTTGCCTGACCACGCGCCGTTGATATCAGCCAGTCCTTACCATCTCCAGAGAAGTTGTAATCAGGCAGTTCAGCCTTCATACGCTCGATCATGTATGGCTCGACGTTTGAAAACTTCACGCTCCCATTGCTAAGACTACCATCCCCGAGAAGGGAGCCGATAACCCATGCTAATGGCTCTGAGTGGTCGCCAAAGTCACCAGTTATTTCAGGAATCCTAACGCCATTTTTGTGCCTCTTCGTTTCACTCAACCGCTTCAGCTCGAAGGTGTCAATCACGCGGCGTTTCTCGCCTTTCGTGAATCCACGACTAGTGACCTCCCATAGGTGATCGCCTGCGCAATCAACATAACGACCATCTTCAAATGTGACTCGGTAAACATCTCTAACACCCTGCGGGAATATCCCAGTGACAGTTGACGGATTGCCGTCTACTGACGCCACCTGATCGCCAATTTTTACATCCCCGTGAGTAGTCCATGTCCCATCAGCTAAAAGAATAGGCTCATTCAGTGGGCATGCCTTTCCGTGACCGTTCACACCATTGACCAGCGTCAACTCGGCCTCACGGAACTGGAATTTATCTGCCAGAGATTCCCACGGTGGATTAAACAGATACTGCTTCTTGCCGTAGAAAGCGTTGATAGTGTCCTGGTAAAACTCTCGCGCACTGTAGAGTTCTTCAGGATCGAAATAGGATGCCGTGCCGATGTACTGCCAGATTTCATCCTCGGTAACACCGTTCATCAGGCATTCGTTGATGTCTTTGTACGGCAGAGTAACAAGACGGCAACGATGTTCACCGAGTCGGCTTGCGATTTCCCTTGCGGCTTCACGACCAACATCATCAACGTCCATCGAGATGAATATTTCCTCAAACCTGTCGAGGTTGTGATACTCAAACTCAATCCACTGCTGCTTAGCGCCTTTCCCGCCACCAAACGGCACGGATAACGCCGAGATGCCGTATTGCGCATAGCTCATACAATCAATTTCGCCTTCGCAAAGTACAACCGCCCTCACGCCAGCGTCCAGAGCCTGCCATCCGAACAGACAAGGTTCGCAATCACCTTCTGCCATAATGACTTTCTTCCCGTCCGGGCGCTCAGTGCTGATTCGCTTGACCTGCAACAACTCACCATCGCGTTTGTACGGAAGCACCAGAGCATCCAGTTCCCGCTCTCCATTCCACACCTTGCCGCTGACAACCTCGTAGCGCTTTACGATTTCTGGCGATATGCCACGCGATTGCAGGTACTCAAGATGGGATTCTGTTCTGGTAACGTAGCGGGCGATTTTCTTGCGGTCAGGTCTGGAGAATTTTTTCTCACGTTTGGCATCGAAATGGTGATCGTCATCCTTGATACCGAGAAATGCTTTCGCTTCCTGCATAGCCTGATGCAGGTTAATTCCACGACATGCCATCCACAAATCAAGCATGTCACCGCCGTCTCCCTCAGCGAAATCAGCCCATTTTTTCTTGCCGCTAATGTTGACCTTAAGGCTGTTTCCCTTGTCACCGTTGACGTTACCGGCAACCCACTCATGCCCCTCTTTCTTGCCGTTTGGCAACAGGTGCGGAGCCACCCTGTCAACCTGCGCCCAAAGCAGGTCGCTCAGTTCACTTGGAGTCATTACGCTGACCTCAGATCGAGACGGTTAAACCAGAACTCAACGAATGCAGAACTAAGCCAGCCATGGTTATAGCCAGCGATAAGTAACGATTTGATTCTGGATTTCATGGTTCACCTGTCGAAAAACACGTAGCCAGTTTTCGATACGGTGATTGCGGATGATGGTTTGGATTGTGGTTGAATAGTTTCTGGCTTCTCGTCGTTCCAGCGTTGACCGTTCAGGTAGCTCGATGGTAACAACCTGTCGAACCCGAACTGCTTACCGAGCCTGCACGCAATGTCTTCTGCCAGCATCGTGGCAAACTCGCTTGCCGTCCCCCTGGTAGTTTTACGCCATTCCCTGAACTGTGTTCTGAATGCTGAAGCTGCGTTTTTCTTCCCGGCTTTCCGCATGCCTGCACACCAGAATATTTCCTCGAATGCCTTGTCGGTTTCTTCGTGACGGTCAGGAGTTTTTTCACACTCTGTTCGGACATGTTCGAACATAATGTTTTTAGGTTCATTGACTGGTTCAAAAGAGTGATAGGTTCTGGGGGCAGCTCCTGCCCCACCCCCTAGGGCAGCTCCTGCCCCACCCCGGGCAGCTCCTGCCCCACCCCGGGCAGCTCCTGCCCCACCTGATTCTGGTTGGATTTGTTGTGCATTATCCAGCGTCAGATAAAAAACGTTTGACTGGTTAAGCTCTCCTTTTCTTCTGAATTCCCTTTTCAAAAGCCCCATCTCTTCCAGTGCCCTAATGTGACTTTTTACTGTCGATCTGCTCACCTCACACTGGTCAGCGACATGTTGATATGAAGGCCAGCATTCGCCATTATCATTGGCGTTATCGGCAAGTTTAATCAGAACCAGTTTTCTCAGTGGGTTGCCAACCTTTATATTCATGGCCTTAGCCATAAGATTCATGCTCATTTTGACTTCTCCGAAGTTTTGTACCTGTTAAGTATTTCTCTCAGTGGCACAGCTATTGCTGGATTAACCCCCTGATAAAACTGGTCACGTAGCACATCTTTTCGGTGATTAACGCGTTTATTTTCCTGCGTTTTTCGCATATAATTACCTCGTTGGATGTTGTTAAAATTCCATTTGTATTTGATCAGAACGCTCGGTCTTGCACACCGGGCGTTTTTTATTGGTGAGTCCATCAAGCGCATACTTAAAAGCCCTGCTAATCGGACTGATGTCTGATGCCATTCCGAAAGCACACAAGACCGAAGCAATAAACCTCCAGTCCGTTCTGCTTATCTTCGATTCATGACAGCCAATCATCTTTGCCAGACCACGCTGGGTAAGCGTTGACAGGTTGATGAGTAAATCAGTTTCTGCGCGATCAACGTCACGCTGGGATAGTTTGCTGTAACTTGTTTGTTCCATTTCTTAAGATTTCCAATAGTGAATAGTTAGTTGAAAGGTATGCGTGGAAACGCATGTGGCCTTAGTTGGTCAGATATATTGGGACTCGCTTTGTCAGCGACGTAGGACGAATGTCCATTGTGAAAAGAGCGGTGTTACTTATGCAGCCGATGCTCTACGCGATACGAACACTAGGTTTTCCTTTTTCACAGGTTTATAACCCGTGAAATTACGAGTAGCTTCTTCGATTGCATTCGCTTTATCAGGGGAAGCTCTTCGAAATCCATATGCAATCTGGTCAAGATAGCCAACTGAAGTTTTCGCTAATGCGGCGAGTCGCTTCCATTCCTCACTAGAAGCCTCTTTTCGCCAGCGTAGTAGTTCATTACTCATTAGTGCCTCCGTTTATCACACAGAACAACTTTACCATTTTGATAAATCAACCGCAATGTAAATTTATCATAATGCGTATTTATCCATTTGCTAAATAGAGGGAAAATTGTGAGATGGAAAACAAAGATATTCGCAAATCGAATCTGGCGTTTTTGCTAGATGAGCATAAAAAAATCGCGGGTAACACTAATGCAAGCTTTGCCGATAAGCTTGGGGTTAGCCCTTCTCAACTCACGCAAGTCTCCGGTGAAAAAAGCACTCGAAACATAGGGGATAAACTAGCAAGAAAATTTGAAGCCGCGCTTGGGTTACCTAATGGGTGGCTTGATTTGGTACATGATGTAACACCAATTGCATCATGCTCAGATTCTTTAACTTTTGTCGGTCAGGTAAGAAAAGGGTTAGTGCGCGTGGTTGGTGAGGCAATTCTTGGTGTTGATGGTGCCATCGAGATGACCGAAGAGCGCGATGGGTGGCTCAAAATTTATAGCGATGATCCTGATGCCTTTGGTCTTCGTGTGAAAGGAGACAGCATGTGGCCCAGAATAAAATCAGGAGAATATGTACTCATTGAGCCTAACACCAAAGTATTCCCGGGTGATGAGGTGTTTGTCAGAACCGTTGAAGGACACAACATGATTAAGGTTCTTGGCTATGACAGAGACGGAGAATACCAATTTACAAGCATCAACCAGGATCATAGGCCAATAACGTTGCCTTATCATCAAGTAGCAAAGGTGGAGTATGTGGCTGGTATTCTGAAGCAATCTCGCCATCTGGATGACATCGAGGCAAGGGAGTGGCTGAAAAGTTCGTGACTTCATCGTCACATAGCTGGTAACCAGTGGCCAGAAGAAACGTTTGGGTGAGGAGGATAGATGGCGTTCACTGACCTTGAATATCAAGCGGTCAAAAAAGAAGTTCACCAATTCATTGAAAGCATAAGGCCGCCTGAACATATCCGCAATGAACTGGATATTGTTTATAGCATCAATGACCAAACGATAGATATCGGCGAACAGCGCCCCGTGTGGCAGGGCAACCCAGGTGAAACAAACATCCTGCCATCAGCAAGAATCAAGTACATACGTTCTCTGGATAGATGGAAAATCTATTGGATGCGGAAGGATATGAAATGGCATCAGTACAGTACTGAACTTTCGCTGACTGATGCGCTTGAGCTTGTGCGTGCTGACCCGGATTGCTGCTTCTTCGGATGAGTGAAGAGACGTTTGGGTGATAGGAAGTAAGTTTTATGTTGACGGCACAGTCAACTTGGCATAGATTAATTAAACCAAGCCCAGCCCCGTTCGCAGACAATTGTTAATATCTGCATAACGGCTCTGGGCTATTTTTTTTGGGACTCTTATGAAGAAAGCAGCAATTTTAATTGATGCGGGTTTTTTCATGCAGCGTGTTCATGCTACGCATCGTAAACACTTCGCCGAGCATGAACTGACTGCGCAATGCATAATGAAAGTAATATGGTCAATGGTTCTTTCCCATCTTAATGGAAAACGTCAATCACAAGAACGTAGGGAACCGCTTGAGCTTTATAGAATTTACTTCTATGACTGTCCACCACTCGACATTCAAACACGCCTTCCACTTCCTGAGCCTGGCAATAAGACGCCTGGTCGCAAGAATTTCAAACTCGAAAAATCATATATTCTGAGAACGGAGCTGCATGAAGAGTTAAGAAAAACTCGAAAAACAGCCTTAAGATTAGGGAATCTTGTTGATAATAAGCGATGGCAACTAACTACATTCTCCCTTGATGCTCTGATGAAAGGAACGAAAAAATGGGATGAACTGACAAATGATGATTTTTACTATGACATCAAACAAAAACAAGTTGATATCAAGCTAGGGATGGATATCACGACTTTAGCTTATGAAAAACTTGTTGATGTAATTGTCCTTGTTGCTGGGGACTCAGACTTTGTGCCTGCCGCCAAACACGCCAGAATTAAAGGTATTGATTTTATTCTTGATCCACTAAGACAGAATGTTACCCCATCACTGTCAGAGCACATTGATGGAGTTCAGTCATACAGCTTGATATCAGGACTTGCCGATGCTTTACATGTTGAGCCAGACCCGGCACCTGACTGGTGGGAAGATCGAAAAAAAGGCAAGCCTAGAGGAAAAAACAATAGCGGTAAACGCAGGTATGGAAACACTCAAGCTGAGTCTGCAAAGAAACATCAAAGAAATAAACGATAATCCCATCAACCCGGCCACCGAGCCGGGTTTTCTTTGCCTTACGATCCCCCCACCTAAAAACACATAACCAATTGTATTTGTTGAAAAATAAATAGATACAACTTGCTAAACAACGCAATCCAGATCTCCCTCAAATCTCTTTATTTATCCTGTCGAATTCCTACAACAAAATAAAACACCATAAGAATCAATACGATATTTGAAAACCAAGAGAATTTATCATTTTGCTATTGCCATTAATTTATCATTCCGATAAAGTTCACCCATCAGCAGGACGCACTACTCACCAGGGCGGTGAATATACAACGATTCGAATATGAATCTACGGCGCTGACAAAGCGCAATAACCAAAGTGAACTTTGGGGTGTGGTGAAGGGTTCATGGACGGGAATATGTCGCACGTAAAGCGGCGAGGCCTGCGGGACTATTGCCGAATTGAAGTAGGCCGAAACAGGTCGAAATGGGTCTCCCACCTACCACACCACCAAAGTTCATCAGGAGGTCTATATGACACGCAGAACTCAGTTCAAAGGCAATTCACGTTCTCGTCGTCGTGAGCGTTTAAAGGCAAAGGCATTAGCTAACGGCGTGCTGGCCCGCGAAGAAGCAATAAGTTCAGAAGTATTACACCGCCCTACTCTAAGCAGAGCGCAGATTCAGGCTAAAGGTACTCACGAAACGCCTGAGCGCATAGAAGACGCTAAGCCAATTAAGTTCATGGCACAGGACGTGATCTGGCAACAGAAAGAATACAGACGCAATCTGGAGCGAGCGGCCATTGTGTACGCGAATGAGTTTGGACATAAGCAACCAGAAACTGGTGTATGTCTTCCAAACGTAGCTCTTTACGCGGCAGGCTACCGGAAATCAAAACAACTGACAGCAAGATGACTTGTGTTGGTCGCCAGAAAATGAAATTAGGCAGCAAACCACTTATTTGAGGTGATATATGGAAGCATTAGTAGTAGAGCGAAGCGAGGATGGCTACTGGACGCACCCAGAATACGCCAACCTGTTTGGGGATAGAGAGGCAATTTCAGCTGATGAGTTCAGATCTTTCTGCAAGCAGCATGGCATTGAATCATCAATTGTTGAAATGGAAAACGACAACAATCAAACGGTAATTGACGCGTATTTTGAAGATGGGAATCCAAACATCAGTGGATGGGAGCCAAGCATGCCAGATGGAGAAGGATGGTTTGTCAGTTCGATTCACGATACAGAAGACGGTCCGATCTGCGTTTGGTTCAGAAATGTAGATAAGGCCGCATAGTCGGCCTTCATTTTTGGCATAAACAACAGAATAAACACTGCACTGTGTATTCATTCCAACGAGTGAATACACGGAGCAATGTCGCTCGTAACTAAACAGGAGCCGACTTGTTCTGATTATTGGAAATCTTCTTTGCCCTCCAATGTGAGGGCGATTTTTTATCTGTGAGGATATGAACAGATGTCAAACATCAAAAAATACATCATTGATTACGACTGGAAAGCATCAATAGAAATTGAAATCGACCATGACGTAATGACAGAGGAAAAACTTCACCAGATTAATAATTTCTGGTCAGACTCTGAATACCGACTCAATAAACACGGCTCTGTATTAAATGCTGTATTAATCATGCTGGCGCAACATGCTCTGCTTATAGCAATTTCAAGCGACTTAAATGCATATGGTGTTGTGTGTGAGTTCGACTGGAATGATGGAAATGGTCAGGAAGGATGGCCTCCAATGGATGGTAGCGAAGGAATAAGAATTACCGATATCGATACATCAGGAATATTTGATTCAGATGATATGACTATCAAAGCCGCCTGAGCGCTGCGTTACCGCATACCAATAACGCTTCACTCGAGGCGTTTTTCGTTATGTATAAATAAGGAGCACACCATGCAATATGCCATTGCAGGGTGGCCTGTTGCTGGCTGCCCTTCCGAATCTTTACTTGAACGAATCACCCGTAAATTACGTGACGGATGGAAACGCCTTATCGACATACCTAATCAGCCAGGAGTCCCAAAGAATGGATCAAACACTTATGGCTATCCAGACTAAATTCACTATCGCCACTTTTATTGGCGATGAAAAGATGTTTCGTGAAGCTGTCGACGCTTATAAAAAATGGATATCAATGCTGAAACTGAGATCAAGCAAAAGCATTCACTAACCCCATTTCCTGTTTTCCTAATCAGCCTGGCATTTCGCGGGCGATATTTTCACAGCCATTTTCAGGAGTTCAGCCATGAACGCTTATTACATTCAGGATCGTCTTGAGGCTCAGAGCTGGGCGCGTCACTACCAGCAGATCGCCCGTGAAGAGAAAGAGGCAGAACTGGCAGACGACATGGAAAAAGGCCTGCCCCAGCACCTGTTTGAATCGCTATGCATCGATCATTTGCAACGCCACGGGGCCAGCAAAAAAGTCCATTACCCGTGCGTTTGATGACGATGTTGAGTTTCAGGAACGCATGGCAGAACACATCCGGTACATGGTTGAAACCATTGCTCACCACCAGGTTGATATTGATTCAGAGGTATAAAACGGATGAGTACAGCACTCGCAACGCTGGCTGGGAAGCTGGCTGAACGTGTCGGCATGGATTCTGTCGACCCACAGGAACTGATCACCACTCTTCGCCAGACGGCATTTAAAGGTGATGCCAGCGATGCGCAGTTCATCGCATTGCTGATCGTCGCCAACCAGTACGGCCTTAATCCGTGGACGAAAGAAATTTACGCCTTCCCTGATAAGCAGAACGGCATCGTTCCGGTGGTGGGCGTTGATGGCTGGTCCCTCATCATCAACGAAAACCAGCAGTTTGATGGCATGGACTTTGAGCAGGACAATGAATCCTGCACATGCCGGATTTACCGCAAGGACCGTAATCATCCGATCTGCGTTACCGAGTGGATGGATGAATGCCGCCGCGAACCATTCAAAACCCGCGAAGGCAGAGAAATCACGGGGCCGTGGCAGTCGCATCCTAAACGGATGTTACGGCATAAAGCTATGATTCAGTGTGCCCGTCTGGCCTTCGGATTTGCTGGTATCTATGACAAGGATGAAGCCGAGCGCATTGTCGAAAATACTGCATACACTGCAGAACGCCAGCCGGAACGCGACATCACTCCGGTTAACGATGAAACCATGCAGGAAATTAACACTCTGCTGATCGCCCTGGATAAAACATGGGATGACGACTTATTGCCGCTCTGTTCCCAGATATTTCGCCGCAACATTCGTGCATCGTCAGAACTGACACAGGCCGAAGCAGTAAAAGCTCTTGGATTCCTGAAACAAAAAGCCACTGAACAGAAGGTGGCAGCATGACACCGGACATTATCCTGCAGCGTACTGGGATCGACGTGAGAGCTGTCGAACAGGGAGATGATGCGTGGCACAAATTACGGCTCGGCGTCATCACAGCTTCAGAAATTCACAACGTAATAGCAAAACCCCGATCAGGAAAGAAGTGGCCTGACATGAAAATGTCCTACTTCCACACCCTGCTGGCTGAGGTTTGCACCGGTGTGGCTCCGGAAGTTAACGCTAAGGCTCTGGCCTGGGGAAAACAGTACGAGAACGACGCCAGAACCCTCTTTGAGTTCACCTCCGGCGTGAATGTTACTGAATCCCCGATCATCTATCGCGACGAAAGTATGCGCACCGCCTGCTCTCCCGATGGTTTATGCAGTGACGGCAACGGCCTTGAGCTGAAATGCCCGTTTACCTCCCGGGATTTCATGAAGTTCCGGCTCGGTGGTTTCGAGGCCATAAAATCGGCTTACATGGCCCAGGTGCAGTACAGCATGTGGGTGACACGAAAAGATGCCTGGTACTTTGCCAACTATGACCCGCGCATGAAGCGTGAAGGCCTGCATTATGTCGTGATTGAGCGGAATGAAAAGTACATGGCGAGTTTTGACGAGATGGTGCCGGAGTTCATCGAAAAAATAGGACGAGGCACTGGCTGAAATTGGTTTTGTATTTGGGGAGCAATGGCGATGAAGCATCCTCACGATAATATCCGGGTAGGCACGATCACTTTCGTCTACTCCGTTACAAAGCGAGGCTGGGTATTTCCCGGCCTTTCTGTTATCCAAAATCCACTGAAAGCCCAGCGGCTGGCTGAGGAGATAAATAATAAACGAGGGGCTGTATGCACAAAGCATCTCCTGTTGAGTTAAGAACGAGCATCGAGATGGCACATAGCCTTGCTCGAAATTGGAGTCAGGTTTGTGCCAATACCAGTAGAAACAGACGAAGAATTTCATACGTTAGCCACATCCCTTTCACAAAAGCTGGAAATGATGGCGGCGAAAGCAGAAGCAAACGAGAGAGACCCGGCATGACAACAACAGAATGCATTTTTCTGGCAGCAGGCTTCATATTCTGTGTGCTTATGCTTGCCGACATGGGACTTGTTCAATGACACCTCAGCAAGAAAACGCCCTTCGCAGCATTGCCCGTCAGGCTAATTCTGAAATCAAAAAAGCCAGACAGCAGTTTCCGGATAAAAACGTCGATGACATTTGCCGTAGCGTACTGAAGAAGCACCGCGAAACGGTAACGCTAATGGGATTCACACCGACTCATTTAAGTCTGGCGAATCGGCATGTTAAAACGGCGTCTTT